CACTACTTCGCCGGCAGCGCGGGCGAGCTCAAGCTCTTTCAGTTGCGCTGAGGCGCGCTTCTCACGTGCGGCCTCGACGGAGTAGTACCCCTTTGCATCGAAATCGCGTGGAGCGCCGCCAGAGACGCTTCCGGGCGCTGCGGAGGCAGGTGTGCCACCCGCGCTCCGCTGACGCCCTGTGCGATCACCACCGCGGCCTGGATGCAGTGATGCGTCGAGGCTGGCCATCGACTCCGCGACACGCACGCGGGTGCCATCCGCATTCATCACCAGCAGTCCGCGCTGCTTCCAGCGCGTGACCATCGGCGGCTGCACACCACGGATGGCGGCGAATTCGGCCTGAGTCACTTCGGATTGCATCGGGTTAACTCCGGTCATTTCACTGCAAGCCGTTGATTAACCAAAGAACCAAGCCACCCACTGACTGAAAAACGCGGTCGAGCTGCCCGCATTGCGGGGGTCTCCGGGAGGACCCGTGAACCCGTCCGGCTCATGCCGCGATGGCCACCACTTGCAGCTCCCAGCCTGGTCGGACAACCTGCTGCGAGGTTGTCCGCATAGGTTGTCCGGCTCAAACCCGCGCCCCCATTGGCTCCGGACAACCTAGACAACCTAGACAACCTGTTTTGTGTATATAGAAACATTGCGGTGGTGGCCTTTGCTTTTGTTACATGTGCGCGTGCGATGTTTGAGGTTGTCTAGGTTGTCCAACGCTTACTGCCGCAAGGGCTGCGCTGGAATCAGATAGGTTGTCCAAGGTTGTCTAGGTTGTCCGCTACCCATCGGATCCAGCCTTGTCGCGGTAGTACACCGAGACTTTCCCGCCGAGCCGAGCCGAGCGCCAACTGCTGAACCCGAGTCTCTTGAGGATCGCGCCCACGCGGGTCTGAGCTGATCTGTCTTGTCGGCCCACATCCACGTGCAGCCCGTGCAGCAGCACGTCGCCAAGCGTGAACTCGATGGGCCCATCCGGTCCCTGCATCGCGATGTCGAGGTGCTCGTATGCCCGTGGATCACACTTGCCGTTGACCCACCGCCATACCCGCTCAGTCCACACATCCTCGCTATATCGCGCCTCCTGCTCGCGCACCGCGTTGGCGGGCAAGTCCCACCATCGGAAGCCATCGCGGAAGAGATGCACCGCCTCGGCCCACAACTGATCCCGCGCTGCGATCACAGCAGGCAGGTCGACCGATCCCACCTTGAGCGGCAGGAAGCGCCTGCCCCCCGTCTCGTCGCGCAGGTAGTCATCCTTGTTTGTGGTGCCGACGAACACGCACTCACGCCGGAAGCTCCGAGCCGTGCGGCCGTAGCTCGGGCGATACGTGTCATGCCGCGAAGTGATCGCCTGCTTTACCTTCGTGACGTCAGCCTTGGTGAACGAATCCATCTCACCGATTTCCACGCCCCATCGCCCGCGCAGGCTTTGGTAGAAGTCCTTTGATGTCGGGCTCTCCATCGCCTCGGCATACCAATCGGCCCCGAAAAGTTCCAGCACTGCCGTGGTCTTGCCGGCGCCCTGCTGGCCCTCCATCACCAACATGAAGTCGACCTTGCTGCCCTTCGTCGGCTGCGCCGCATCACGCCACAAGATGCGGCTCACTGCCGACACCATGAAGCACGGCCCCACGCCCAGCGCGTACTCACACTCTTGCGCCCCGAACAGATCGACGAACATTCTCCCGATGCGCGGCACGCCATCCCATTGCAGGCGCTCCAGATACTCCCGCACCGTGTGGCGCTTCCGGCGGCGTGCGATAGTCTCCACACACTCCATCACCAGATCGGCCTTCACCGTCGCGCCGTAGCGCTCTGGCTCACCCAGCCAGCCGGCAAGCTCCGTCGCATCAGCCTCTGTGAACTCAAGCTGCGACCCACCGGGCCATGGCGGATGACGATCCAGCACCACGCGGTTGCCGAACTCATCCAGCCAGAAAAGCCCGGCCAGGTCCGCATCGTGCTCCAGGATCAGCAGCACGTTGAAGATGCAGGCCTTCGGCTGCCCCTGAACATTTCGCTGCAGTCTGCGGCGCCAATCATCCGGCGCGATGAATCCTCCATCACCGCCCGCAGACCCACCGCCTCCCCCACCCTTGCGCTTGCGCGATGCGGCGTTACGCCCGCCGTCAAGCACCACAATCTTTTCTCGGCTCATTGCGAAAGTCATACCGTGTCCAGCGCCTCATCTACTTGCACCTCAACATCCCGCACGCGCACAGAGGCCCAGGCCGCCAACTGCTTGGCCGACCAGCCATCCCGCGCAGGGTCCAGTGCATCCGCGATATCCCAGCCATCGGGCATCCCGGACACGTCCACATATCGAATCGACCGCGCACCAGCAGCGGCCACAAGTTGCGCCACGCCCGGATGCAGCAGCCCCGACCGATCCACCCAGCCAAGCATTGCCTCACGCCCGGCCTGATCTGCATCCGGCCACAGCACAACGTCACGCCCGGCAAGCGCCGACCAATCGGCGTACGCCACGCCCTTGCTGCCACCCGGCCACGAAACCACCGCGTACTGCTCCCACGCGCCAGCGCCAGCCACGCGGCATTTTTCGCCCTCCGGCACCAGTACCGGCGCCTCCGGCTTTGCCGCCAGATCATCCAGCCCGTACAGCGGCCGGCGCATTTCGAACGGCCTCATGCACCACGCCTGCGCACCATCTGGCGCCACGCACCACGTGATCGTCGGCGTGATCTTCACCTGCTTCCCCGTGTCGCGATCGGCGAACTCCACCCGCAGCACCGCGCCCAGCATTGCCCCCCGCGCATCGCGGTACACATCCACACGCGCAGGCCGGAATGTGCTCCACCGCCCGCGTTTCGGGTTCCAGGCCGTCACCGTGCCATCGTCAGCCACCAGAGGCGCAGCACCATGCGGCACCGGAGTGATCGGCACCCACCGCACATCCTCATCGGCGCGCTTGCTGGGCGCTGGCGCGGGAAGATCACGCCGCGCAGCATAGTCACGCGCACCCAGCCGCTCGCACGCCTCACGAAACGACAACGACTCGGTTTCCATCAGCCATCCGATCGCATTGCCGTGCGCACCACAGCCGAAACAGTGATAGAACCCCTTGTGCGGAATCACCGAAAACGAGGCCGTGCTCTCGCTGTGAAACGGACACAGCCCAACGTACTCACGCCCACGCCGCTTGAGCTCCACCCGTGCGCCCACAAGCTCAACAAGATCGGCGCGTGCCAACAGCCCCGCAGTGTCAATGCGCACGGCTGTCACCTTCCTTCGGCGCCGGCAGTGGCAAAGCCAACCTGCCCTCACGCTGCGCCTGCTCTCGCTCGGCCGCGATGCGATCCTGCTCGGATGGCCCGCGCTCCAGAATCGCCTCGATCCGCGCTATGCACGCCGCCGCATACGCCGGGCTGGAATATCGCGGCAGCCGCACCGTGGCCATCACGCACCACCGCCTGGCCGGGCACGCGATGCACGCCCCCACGCCGCAGAAACCAGATGCACAATCGCCGCTTGCAGATCAGCACCGGCCTGCGCAATCTCACGCGCCTCGTTGAACGTCACATCGTTGTCTGCAAGCGCCCTGGCCAACACCTGCGCCAGCGAGCCCTGCTCTGCCGTCGCGCCCAGATGCGCACTCACAACACACGCGGCATCCGCAGCAGACTCGATCCGCTGCAACGTAAACCCATGCTCACCCGCCAGCGCGTGCAGGATGCGGAAATCCCCCGTCACACCCATGATCTCGCTGGCCTCGGCCAGCGTCAGGTGATGCGTCGTGTTGTTGGGATTGACCTTGTTGCGCATCACAGCCGCAGCCATCCCGATGCGCGGCCCCAGCGACTCAGAACCACCCGGGTACGCATGTACCGTCTTGTGCGCGGCATCAATTATGTTCATGGCGCCACCAAACGAACGTGGCACGCATCGAGCGCAGGCCCGAACCTATGCCCATGCCCACCACCACACACAAGAGCGCCGCCCCCCGCTGGTACGCTGGCCGCTCTCACACGCACCAGCCCAGCGGAGGGCGACATGGACAATCCCACGGCAACCGAACTGCGCGGCCAGATCGAACAACTCACCCTTCGCCTACGCCAGACCGAAGGCCACATGCGCCTGCTGCGCGCGATGCTGGTCGCCCTCGTCGCGGCAACCCCCAAGGGCGCGCACGCAGCCATCGGAGAATGCATGGCGCTCATGTGGTCCGATCTCCAAACGAAGATGGACCGTTCGCCGGAACGGGTGGGTGCGAAAACAGCCTGGAATGCGCTTCAAGGCTAGCTTGCCGCACTTCTTCCTCCTGGAGATCGGCCACCAGGTTGAACAACGCCGGCGAGGGACGCACCCGGAATACCGGCCCATGCACCCACCGCTGCGCATCCGTCGGAACAAGGAAAGACCTGTCCAACGGATGCACGAACCCGCCCTGCAACTCAGTCACCGTCACCAGCGCATCACCGGCCAGCGCCGACGCCACACGCTCAGCCATCGCCCGATGCGTTTCCGCCGCACCGAACTCCGTCAACCGCGACGCCAGATATTGCAGGCAGGCGATGGCATCGTCGGCGTCGAGCACGGCAACGGGGGCATCGTTCGCGCCCATCTCACGCCGCCCGGACAGGCAAGTGCGTCAGCACCAGCGCGCCATCTGGCAGCTCGCTCACCCCATCCCACTCATCCACAACCG